TCTACACCGCTGACAATGGTTGGGAGTTAAATCCTAATTGGGTTGAACCTGCTACTTGAGGATACTGAATAATTAAACCAGAAAAATACAATGGAAGTTATGTTGTGAATAAAATGTAAGGACATTTTTTTAACTGTCACAGACCCCACCAGAATCCTCTGTGTGGGGTCTTATAGTATTTGGAGATACACAGACACCCATGAGGCTGACAGGACTAGAGAAACTTATTTTTGTGTCTTCTTTCTTTATTCTTATGAATTGGGGTGTTCGTATTTCTGAGAGGATTTTTTATGCATTCTATTGAAGTAGTAGGAAATCCTTTGTATCCACCTGTAGAACCCCCTGAAGAGGTTATTTACTGGTTTATGGGTGAATACTTAGAAAACCATTCGATCGACCTCACAGTGGTTCATATGGACCTATCTGATGAAGGTGTCTGTGGGTGGATGATGAGAGAAGATGAACATGAATTCATTATTCAAATTGAAGAATCTCTTGAAGGTAATGAATACATCAAAACAATTCTCCATGAGTTGTATCATCTAATGCAACATCTTCTTGATGTTCCTAGGTGTGAGATCTGTGCATATCTGAGTGAGAAGATAAACCTTGACAAATTCTCAAACCATGAGTAGGATAGGTTTGTCCAGGATGAAAAGGATTTAACTTAAAGTTTTTATGAAGACCAAATTCGTTACAGTTCAACCTAAATCTAAGAAAGCAAGGAATCGTTTTTCTAATATGATGAATAACCTCCATTCTTGTAGGGTTCAGCAAGAAGACGATACTAAGATGTTTCTTGAGTCAATTAGTGGTCGTTATTTCTTCTGGATGGATAAAACAGAAGATCCAAATTGGACTTTGATTAAATAATACAACTATCATTTCTGTATGAATTCCGAAAAATACGAAAAGAGAAAAGATGCTCTTGGTCTTTTTGTTGAATCAGTTATTAAACCAGATCCACAACTTCGACAATGTTCTCACAACCAAGAATGTTTCCATGAATTGATGGAATGGAGACAAGAAGTATTGGATTACCTATCAAATAGAAGGAAAGAAGAGTTTGGAGGTTAAATAGTAACAACAGGAAAAGTGTGTATGTTGTCAACACAATACCGACTTCGGTTAGAGTTTATTTGTAAGTGTATTGCAAATGGAGAAGAAGTAAAACTTGAAGAGATGATATGGGCAGAAAAATTATCAAAAGCCAATACAACTGCCCGTGAAATGCTCAAGAAAGCAAGACGACAATCTTCAGGTATTGAAGACGGAAGTATGGATGATTTTTTGAATAGAATGGGATTAGGAGATCCTGATCCATCTAATCATAAAACTGGATTTGATTCTGCAGATGATGTTGCTGATTGGTTTAAGAGAGATAATTCGGAGGACTGGAGAACACGTGATTAGTTAAGAGGCATCAAGTGTAGTCAGGGGTGATAAAACTTGTGTAAGTCCTCATATAAATAAAAGTAATCATACCCCTGATTACAATGAACGAATACTACACTTACGCATATTTGCGAGAAGACGGAACTCCTTACTATATTGGTAAAGGTAAAGAAAACCGAGCATATTCTAATAAAAGAAAGATAAAACCACCAAAAGATAAAAATAGAATACTAATTTTAAAACAAAATCTTACAGAAAAAGAATCGTTTAATCACGAAATTTATATGATTTTTATTTTTGGTAAAAAAACAAATGGGGGTATTCTTTATAATATTACTGATGGTGGTGAAGGAGTTTCTGGAATGAAACATACAGATGATAGTAAAGAAAAAATAGGTAAAGCATTTAGAGGTAAAAAACTAACACCTGAACATATAGAAAAATTGAGAAAATCAAAGTTAGGTAATACTTGGAATAGAGGAAGAGTAGTTCCTCAATCTCAGAGGGAAAAGATTAGACAAACTATGTTAGGTGTAAAACACACACCAGAACGCAGAAAAAACCAAAGTTTAGCAAAGTTGGGAGTAAAACATTCTCCTGAAAGAAATTCTAAAAAATCCTTGACAAACACTGGAAAAAAGTGGTATAATAATGGCAAGGTAAATAAGTTTTGTAATGAGTGCCCTGATGGATTTGTTGTTGGTATGATTAAAAGGAGACAAAGAGATTAATGACAAAACGACAATGGGAAGAAGTTGAAGCAATTGTCCGTAAAGAACAAGAAAAAGCATTACAACACTTTAACTCTAAACGTTACAATGAACTTTCTGACATTCTAGATAATCTTTACGACTTGGCACATAGTTAAATGACAAAGAAAACAATTCCTTGGTGGAGGTTACATAGAATCGCAGAAGAATTACAAGGTAATCTTAAGAGTGTAAAAGTAGTTGAAAGTAACGGTAAATCGTACTCAAAAATTGTGATAGAATACCAGGAGGAAGAAGATGACTGACACTGCAGTAATTTATTCTAACGGAAGTCAAGAGTGTGAGAGAATGGCATCTCTCTTGAAGAATCTTGGTGGTGAATTTTTAGAGTATCATCTTGGTAAACATTTCTCAAAGAAATCTTTTTATGATGAGTTTGGTGAAGATGCAACATTTCCACAGATTGCTCTTGGTAACCAACATATTGGATCAATGAAAGAAACCCTTCAATTTATGTCAGATAGAGGAATGTTTGTATGATTAACACGGAAACAAAAAAACAAATTCCAAAACTCAGTGATTCTTTCGGTAGTACAGTCGAAAAGAATATTCCTGATAATGTGGAGTGGATTGATGATGTATTTTACATCAAAGAAACCCGATTTGGATTGTTTACAAGTATTCTCAAAGACCCATTGGGTCAACATTTTATCACTGGTGCAACTAAAGAGGGTGTGATTAAAACAACCCGATGGCATCTTAAGAGTTTACAAGAAGGAACATTGCAAGATCATACCCGTGTGGTAAATAGTGGCGTCGTAGGTGGTAAATTGTGACTAAAAAAACAAAGAAAAATTCAAAAGGTGATACTTTTGAATGGGAAGAAACTGAAGAAATGCGTAAAGCAGTAGAAGAACTACACAAGACTATCAGTAAATTAGAAGAAGAAGCACCTGATTATGGTGTCGGAAAGTGACAGCACTGTTCATTTTGATGTTCATCACATTGTTGACAGTGACAATGGAGATAACCTGGGGAGTAAAGAATCCCAAATTTTAGAACCATCTGTTCTACATTTGATGAAGGATTTGACTGAGAGACTACTTCATGGTATAGTGTAGATGATTTACAAGACATAACTAATCTTCATGATTAGGTATTAACTTATACACATTAGATTCCACATAGAAGGAGAATAGATGAAAATTCTTACACTTGAAGATTATCAAAAAGCAGGAGAAACATTCTGGCCTAAGTATTGGTACATCGCTAAAGAACTTGGAGAAGATTCTAAACCAGAAGATATTCTAAAGGTTATGGAAGCAATTGGTGGTGTTGCACTAAAATTGAAACTGGAAGATGCAATTGCACCCTTCGGATTCAATAAAAAGAAAGAGACCACTGATGATGAAACCATCTGACATAAGATTAAATAAAGTTTCTAAAAACTTTGAATATGAAAAACTCTCTAGAGATATTGACACAATCAATGATGTCAATACTCTTAAAGAGATGTTGAAGTGTTATGTGAAACTTTATTTCAAACAACAAGAAATTGTAACTTCACTTGGTTTGATAAGTGTCGTACCAAGAAAAGAAGGAGAGATTAACGTTGGTGATACTGTCAAGTTTATTGGTGGATCAAAAGAACAAAGAAATTGGGGTGGAACTGATCCAGCATATCATTTGATTATCGATCATAAATATACAGTCACAAATGTGGAAGTTCGTTCTCAACACACTAGAATTGAAGTTAAAGGTATTCAAGGCGTCTTTAATTCTGTTCTATTTCAGGTAGTAAATGATCAGCACTAACATCACAGAAGCATCAAAAAAAGATTGGGATGATTTTTGGAACTCTGTAGTCGAGGATTTGTCACTCGAAAGAGTTTGGGATGAAATGGAAAAAATAGAATCACTGACACCTAAAGGAGAAAATTAATGTCATTGTCAGAAAGTGTAAATGAAAGTTTGAAAGAAGCAACAGAAAATCTACGGAATGCCCTTGCATTTGCTGCTCGTCATGAAAAACCTTTTGTATGTAAAGAAATTGCAGACATGATTAATCAGATTGAAAATATTAAACAATCTGACAAGATTCTTGACATGTTAGAAAACCGTAAAAAAGGTGATAATGGTATGTTTGGTTCATTTTTTGACTAATGTAAATAAATATTACTATATTCTAAAAATATAATAAAGAATCGTTGTTTTTCTCTTTTCTTGAACTAAAATATTAGTGTTTCCACACATACTTCAATGACCCTTATCAACAACAATCAAAAACTTACCTCAAAAGAGATTGAAAGTATTGAAATTGCTGTAGGTGATTCAGGTATTCGTGCAATTCATCCTGAAAAAATGGAAGCATTTGCTGCAGAATTGGTGGAGAAACTGAAAAATTCCGAACAAGAAAATAAATAAGTTTATCGTGTTACAAAAATCTATGGAAAAATCTATCGAGGATCATATCCAAAAGGATAAAGATATCCTGGACGATCCAACCATTTCACCTCAACAACGTCGTCATATTGAGTCTGAACTTCATGATCTTGAGGAATATCATGAACACAATCCTGATGATCATCATGATCCCACACCTTTAGAGATGTATTGTGATTCTCATCCTGATGCTGACGAATGTAGAGTGTATGAAGACTGAACCAGTTGAATAACTGTCACAACCTCTTACCATAGGAGGTTTTTTTGTGCCATAATACAGGAGTAAACCACAGAGGACACTATTATGCATCCAACAGTATTAGATTATCTAAATGATCATGGGTATAATAATGTAGATGATGGCCTCGATGGTTTGTATATGGCCTTTGTAGGTAGTTGTTGTATTTCTATTAGGTATAATGCAGTATCACCACCAGATATGATTAGGTGGGCAGAGGTAAATGAGGCAGAGTTGCCAGATGCTGATCATTATCATATCACCAGAGTAGTAGGTATGGCATATGACGAAACCTATTTCGCAGATGATGAGGTAGAAGCAGTAGCGCTTCTAGAATATCTAACAAACAGATCTAAATCACCTACAACTAATGAAGCTATAGAGATTCATCGCAGTATGAATGATATGGTAAATATGTTAAATGAAGCAACTGGTAATACTGGTAGATTTCAATTACCAGATATTATCTAACCAGTTGAATAACTGACACATGGGGGGTTGTAATGACCCCCCTTTTTTGGTATTATATGAACAGTTGAACACCACATCATGAACTTGAACCTAATTGAACCTGGAAATATTTTCCAGATAGACATTTCTGACACAGAACAAATAAACCTGGTGTTTAAATCTCATGACGAAGTCATGTTTCTCGACGAACATGGTGAACTACACCATGTCACAAATGTAACAACTTTTGGTGAGGGTGACGACATTTCATTTCTAATAACCACCATTAGTGGCTGGATTGTTATGTGATATCGACCATTCAACAGGTAGAGGTATTGACTTTAAGGACAAATCTATTAGAATTAAAGTTAGTAACCTCTAAAGTGTCCCTGTAGTGACACCACACAACTTATTATGACTCTGAACACACATATTGAACACCCAGAAGATCTCATCCTCACAGGTAATCTTGAGGTTCTTGATAGTCTTTATAATCCTGATCACATCTCTGTAAAGATCGATGGTGCACCTGCGATTGTCTGGGGTACACATCCTGAGAATGGTAAGTTTTTTGTGTGCACCAAATCTGCATTCAACAAGAAAAAAATCAAGGTTTGTTATACCAAACGTGATGTCATTCAACACTTTGGACATCAAGAGAATGTTGCATTAATTCTTATTAACTGTCTGAAGTATCTTCCTAAGACTGAAGGTGTCTTTCAGGGTGATTTTATTGGGTTTGGTGGTCAATCTACTTACAAACCTAACACTATCACTTATCAATTTGGTGATGTGATTGAGGAGAACATTATCATTGCTCCTCACACTTATTACACTGGTGATTGTCCTCTCTATGAGATGGAGTCTCATCCTTTGATGGGTGATTTGTGTGGGACTGATAATTGTAAGTTTGTTCAACCTTTTGTTGATCGTGTCCACAAAAATATCAGTG